TGCAGGTATTCGTGCCCCACAAAGACAATGCACCAGAGCCGAATTTCCTTCTATCGGCACAATCGCAACATGAATTGGAAAGACGCTGCACTTAATCATGCTGAAACAGAAGATCCAAAGGAATCTGTTGGTCTTTTGTTGAATGTTCGGGGAAAAGAAAGATATTATCCCTGCCGTAATCTTTCGATGACAGCACATCAATGTTTTATTCTTGATCCAGAAGATTATGTAAAAGCAGATAATTTAGGAGACATAGTTGCTGTTGTTCATAGCCATCCGACAACTCCAGCTATAGCTAGTCAAGCAGATAAAGTTAGTTGTGAGCAAAGTGGATTACCTTGGCACATAGTAAATCCAAAAACAAAACAGTGGGGATATTACGAGCCACAGGGATATGAAGCACCGCTTTTAGGCAGACAATGGGTATGGGGCATAACAGATTGCTGGTCACTGGTCCGTGATTACTACAAACAGGAAAAAGGAATAAAGTTGAAAGATTACGAAAGACCCATCACTCCAGAGGAGTTTATGAAAGATCCTTTATTTGAAAGTTATGCTTGGAGGACAGGATTTAGAGAACTTAGACCAGATGAGAAATTACAAACTGGAGATGTTTTACTGATGAGCATTTTAGATTCAACTTTAAATCATGTGGCTATTTTTCTTGGAGATGAGGTATTACATCATTTAACCGATAGACTATCTTGTAGAGAACCATATTCTCCATGGTTATTAAAATGTACAGGAAAGAGGTATCGTTATGCTTCGTAAAATAAAACTATATGGAGAACTTGCAAAGTTTGTAGGACATAAAGAATTTGAAGTAAAAGCAGATACTTTAGCAAGTGCGGTAAGTTTTTTGATAAATAACTTTGAAGGTATAGAAAAGTATATGAGTCCAAAGTATTACCAAGTGAAAGTTGGTAACTACGCTATTGATGAATCAGAAATTGATTATCCAATCGGAAAACAGGATATACATTTTGTTCCTGCTATAAGTGGTGCTGGTAGAGGCTTCGGAAAAATATTACTAGGAGCAGCATTGATAGGTTTAGCAATAGCATCTCCAGGTGCAGGATTTTCTTTTGGGTCAAAAGGTATAGGTTTCGTAGCATCAGGTTCAGCAGCAGTAGCAAGCCCCTTTATGGCAGCAGTGGGTAATTTAGGTATAGCTTTAGTGCTTACTGGAGTGTCTGAAATGCTGACTCCTTTACCTAAAAGACAAGAATTTAATTCTGAAGAAGATCCAAGACTATCATTCAGTTTTGGAGGAACGCAGCAAACGGGGCGTAGTGGAACGCCCGTCCCTCTGGTATTTGGAGAAATCTTTACTGGCTCAGTGGTAATCAGTGGTTCTGTAGATACTGAGCAGGTGCAAGCATGATTGAAGAAAAATATCCAATTAAAGGTTCTGGTGGTGGCGGTAGCCCTCCTCCAGCACCTCCGCAACCAACTAGAGAACCTGATACTCTTCATAGTAGACAGTTTGCCACTTTTCTTGATCTTGTTTCAGAAGGAGAGATAGAGGGTTTTGCAACAGCATCAAAAGAAGGAAGAACAAAAGGTACAACTGCATATAATAATGCTGCATTAAAAGATGTTTTTCTTAATGACACTCCAGTATTAAGAGCTTCAGCAGATTCTACAGACCCTCAAACTACAGATTTTAACTTTCAGGATGTTAAATTTACTCCTCGATTTGGCACTGGAGATCAAACTAAAATTTCTGGGATTGAAAGTAGTGTATCAACTACAAGTGTTGGAGTCACGGTTACTGCAAGCACTCCTGTTACTCGTCAGATAACAAATACAAATGTTGATGCTGTAAAAGTATCTATTACGTTTCCACAATTACAAAAAGCTACTGATGCTGGAGATTTGTTAGGTTCATCTGTTCAGTTAAAAGTAGCTGTTCAGTATAATTCTGGTGGTTTTACTGACGTTATCACTGACACTATCAGAGGTAGAAGTGGAGATGCGTACCAAAAAGACTATCGTGTAAATATTACTGGATCGTTTCCTGTAGATATAAGAGTCAGTAGAGTTACAGCGGATAGCACGGATACTAACTTACAAGATAGTTTCCAGTGGACAAGTTTTGGAGAAGTCATTGATGATGCGTCAACTTATCTAAATAGTGCGTATAGTTCAATAAGACTAGACTCGATGCAGTTTAGTTCTATCCCTGCTCGTAAATTTAGAATTAGAGGAATCAAAGTAAGGATCCCAGGAGCAGGAGCATCTAGTTCTGGTACGCCAAGTGTCGATTCTGCTACTGGTCGCATTGTGTACCCTGACGGCTATATATTCAATGGAACACTCTCGGCAGCAGTATGGACTTCATGTCCCGCAATGATTCTGCTTGATATTTTAACTAACGATAGGTATGGATTTGGTGCTCATATAACAGACAGTTCTCTCGATCTTTTCAGTTTTGTAGCAGCCAGTAAGTTCGCTAACACTCTTGTCGATGATGGTGCTGGGGGACAAGAAGCAAGATTTAGCTGCAATGTAAATATACAAAGTCCTAAAGAAGCTTTTGAACTTATAAATGAACTTGCTGGTGTTATGAGATGTATGCCGATATGGTCTGCTGGTTCGATAACAATTACACAAGACAAACCAACTGATGCAAGTTATCTATTCAATCTATCAAATGTAGGAGAAGGTGGATTCAGTTATGCAGGAAGTAGCTTAAAAACTAGACATAGTGTTATATCTGTTTCTTACTACAACATGGATAGTCAGGAGGTGGATTTTGAAGTTGTAGAAGATGCCACAATAAAATCTAAAATTGGCACTGTAGTAAAACAGGTAAAAGCATTTGCGTGTACTTCCCGTGGTCAAGCTCGAAGATTGGGGAAGGCAATATTGTTCGCTGAAAATAATGAATCTGAGGTCTGCACTTTCACAACATCCATAGATTCTGGAATAGTTGTACGACCTGGTGCAGTTATTGAAATACAAGATCCAGTAAGAGCAGGAGTAAGAAGAGGCGGAAGATTAAAAACTGTCACTTCCACAACTGTTGTCACTGTTGATGATACTTCTGCAACAGATTTTGCTGTAGATGCAAGCGGAAATCCCGTTGGAGATGCAACTCTAAGCGTACTTTTACCCGATGGAACGGCTGAAAGTAGGGCAATCTCATCTGTATCAAATGGGACTATAACTGTAAGTTCTGCTTTTTCACAAACACCTAACGTAAACACTATCTGGCTTATATCAAACGTAACTGTTAAGTCGCAATTATTCAGAGTAATAACAGTAGAAGAACAAGATGGTATAAATTATTCAATCACAGCTTTATCTTATGTTGAAGGTAAGTATGC